CTAGTTTTTTAACCATCTCATCTAAACCTCACACTAGGCAGACATACGCATTGCTTTTCTGAATCTTGTCTGTTGGGCTATGACGAGATTTTCTAATTCTTCATCGTCTACGTCATCAAATTTCCAAACTTGAGGGCCGTAGCCGAGAGTATCTAGGATATCGACTAGGCCATTCTTGTTGCCGTAGGCTTCGAGTTCTTCTACAACTTTTGAACAATCACGACTATCTAACCAGAGTTCTTCGCGCTCTACTATTGGGATGACTGAATCTATTCGCTCTATCTTGGCATTTGCTGTAGTTGCTGATTTAAGATCAGCGAATCGTATATGAGCGATTTCAGGTTTTGTTTTCCGATTAGCTTGTATATAGTATTCAAGATGAAACTTGAGATATTTTTGCGCGGCCACCGTCTCGATATGTATAGTATTAATTTTAAAAGCAGTCGCAAGCTCAAAGATGGTTTCGACAAAGGAATTAGTATCGGTGGCTTTAGCCCATGTACGCAGAAGATAAATTCGTCTTGGCTTTTGTTGTATGCCAGTAATAGTAATCGCATGACGACATCTACCTTTCTGTCCGCTATGATTAGGATCAATAATCATATAGCGTTGAAGATTACGCGGAAACACATCCTCCATCGCAGGCTCCATAGTCTTCTCGTCTATATGATGGACCATCTTTACACGATAGCCGCGACCTTGGTCGTCTACACGTTGGTCGTTGCGTGCGACTGCGATGTAGTCTCTGTCATAATGGAAGTATCGGAGTCTAGAAGTGTCAAACTTACATTTTTCGGGGTTAATTGGAAGATTAAGGAATTGACAAGAATAAAGATATGTTCCAAGTCTTGCACGCCAGCGACTGAGTTTAGCAATATTAAACGCTTCTGGAAATATTGGAATACCATGAGGGTGCTGATCGCAGCAACCACCGAGGGCTGAATGTCTAGAAAAGTTAAAATATTTTTCGTTGTCGCGGAGATGCGAATTGAGATCATTGTAGCTCCATCTATTTCCAACTACGATTTCATCATTATCCCGACCGGCATTATCAGCATCCGCATCAAAGGCTCCTACTAAAAGTTTATGATACTCAATCGTATCATTCATCACTAATTCTGACTTAAGAGCATCCTTCCCTACAAGATCATCTTGGATAATGATATTATAGTGACGACTTTGAAGGGCTGCTCCGACTCCAATAAAATCAAACGTTCCCTCGCCGTGGCCACTACCTGCTCTAGTTCTCTTTTGCTGTAGTGACTCATTCGTCCAGATGCAAGAAGCATCCGGTATGACTTCCGAGAAGAGATATCTGAAAAGATCACCATTTTCATAATGGTTTCTTACTCGAATTCCAAGCTTGGCGGCGTTTTTAATTGTCTCTGAAACGACAAGAATTCTTGAATCTTGATTATGCGCTCTCCGCATCCACTCAACATACATCGTACCATCTTGACCAAGTTGATCATAGATCTTAAGAATTAAATCTTCATCTTTATTTGAAAAAGGAAGGGACCGCCAAATAGGAAAGCACTCACTATAGATTGTAGATTTATAATGGTCACGAGGAATCTCAATGACTTCTTTGAGTCCATCTTTCATCACCGCTTGACACATCTGATAATGAAGATTATGCTTGAAGATTGGATTCGTCTGAAGTTTATTCTTCTTCAAGACTCGCAGCGAGAAATAAAAAAGAGAGGCGAATGAATTCAGCCTCTCTGCGCTTTTCTTGGATTCTTGTGTAGAGCAGTCGTTAATGTTGATTAGACGCCAGCTATTTATAACAGAACGTGGAACCTGAGTCGCTCCGAGTTCATCTATCTCGTAGTCGATAGTTCTCTTAACTGAATCTACTACTTGTTGCTCATATAAGTCAGGTGTGCTTAGGCCCATTTTTAGGCTCGTAAATCTCTTTCAATTGATGTTGTACTTCTTGATTCCCAAAAAAACTTTGAACAAATCTTTGACCTTCTAATTGTTTTTCTAAATCACGTTGATACCAAAGATCACCAATTAGATCATTACCGGCAAGTTTTCTACGCTGATCTCTAGCCTCTAAACTAACTTCTGCCCGAGTCTTCATTGAATCTCTTTCGTAACCGTCGGCATCTCTACAAGTTTCATTCCCTCTTGAATCGTCTTCTCTGCTTCTTTAGAGAGACCAGAATTCGTAAAAGAATCCATCATAGCTTCTGTTTCTTCTGGATTATTCTTCTGAAGAGCTGCGAGAAGATCAGTTACAATAAGGGTATTCTCTTCAAACTCAAACTTATCTTTTACTTTAATTTCACTCTTCGAGATTTTCGCAAAGGTTCCTTCTCTGTCGAGGATTTCTTTTGCGGCGTCGAATTGAAGTTTGGGATTTCTAGAATTGTGGAGAGTGTTTTTGATGGTAAGCATAGCGGACGGAACAAGCTGCTTGAGTTGTTCATAAGTTGCTTCTTGATCTTGAAGAAGAATTCTATCTGCTTCGCTTAAGACTCCAGAAGCTACTTCAACTCGGACTCCAATGTATTCTGGAGTTCTACGAAGAATTCTAACATAGTTCTTATGAATCCCAACCGTAGCTGATATCTCTTCATCTTTATATCCCGCGACTTCAAGACGAGCTATCCGCTCCATCTTTAAGCGGCGCCTAGTCGCGGTGAGAATTGGGCTAAGTGGCATCTTTAATCCTAATGACCATAACCACTAAGAATAACTGCCATGACCCAAAAAGCAAGACCAGCAGCAACTAGATTAAGTCGTGGATGTGAAACACCAAAAGCTGCTAACGCGAAGAATACAAATGCGAATGCAAGTAGAATAATATGAATCATCAAATCTCCTTTACCAAACTCTTATCCCAAGCGTACTCCTGAAGAAAAAGAGAGAGCGCCTTAAAAACAGGAGGCTCCTTAATCTCAACTGCTTCTTTAACACTGCCATCCTCGCTAACACAAGGTTGATCGAGATGCGTGCTCTCTAGCTGCTGAATCATTAAGAAACCTCTTATTTTACCTTAAAGCGCTCTCTTCCCCATGTACACAAACCACTAAAAGCTAGAGCTTAACATCGTCACCAAGCGAGAAAAAGCCCCTAGCTGCCGCCTATGATGCCCTCTTTTAGATGAAGAGTCAAGCTCTAAATTGAAGTACACCTATATTTTAGAGGGCTAATTTACCATTTTTCCGGTACACTCCTCGCCGCCGCGCCGGGGTGGGGGAAAGACTCTAGCGTTAAAGCCCTCTAATCCTAAAGCCCTCTATCTTCTAGTATTTGCCAATACTGCTAAGATGCTAATACTGTTAAGATGCTAGAGTGTATTTTCTGAAAAAATTATTTTCGAGTCCCCCCGCGTTTTTAAAATTTTTTTCAATTTTTGGACCTTGACCCTCCTAATATTAACTGGATGGTTATTAGTGGGGGAGACAGTAGGCGACTGAGCATGAGTGTTTACTAATTAACTACTAAGTTATATGATAATAAAATTAACTGGAATTAGCTATTGCAATCCACAGGCAACAGGCGCATAATACGAATAGCTCTAAACAGAGCTAGGCCGGTAACGCTGTAATGGCTTCAGCAAGCCTAGTTACCGGCTGTGGGTTCTTTGATAACTTGGACACTCGCAAGAGAGAGGATATAGTTATGCCACGCGTAAAGGATGTGGAACTGTTCAATGATGCGGTCGAAATCGCCGCGTCTGAGACTTTCGTTAACAAAGCGAAAGTTGCGATGTATGCAGAGCGCGACAGCTTTCAGGAGAATTTGAAAGCGGAAGCGCGCAAGTTGAAGATTGAACCGATTCAGTTTTATGTCAATCTTCTGCTGGATCAAGCGCTCGAAGCTCGGTACGAATATGCTCTGAGCAAGCGCGAAAAAGTCCTTAAGGCTGCCATGAGTGTGTTGCTGGCGACCGGAAAGACTGAGAGCGAAGCGCGAAAGATGCTTGGTTTGGGCGAGTAAGCTGTATGAATCCAGCTAAGTATCAATCGCAGGTGGGCGCAGCGCGGTCTGTAGTCGGCAAATTCCGCAAAGATATGAAATTCGCGGATATGCTGGCTGTTCGACCGCGCATAGCGCGCGAATTTAACCAACAGTTTGCTAGAGTTGCGAGTGTTCAAGATGTTATCGACTCTATCGCAGACGCGGGCCTGATGAATGACCCTGAATTCAAACGGCAGCTACAGGGTTTGAGCAGTATTTGTAACCGATTTTGACTCAAATTGACGGCTCAAGGCACTCTAAGTCATTGATTTAGGGCGCTTTGAGCCTTTTTGCGCGCCTCAAACTAAAAAAGAGGCTCTCTCCCTCGCTCTCCCCAAGGGGGGTACCTGCCCCTGAGGGCCAAAGGCCATTTTAAAATTAAGAAGCCAAGCTTCTATTAAGACTCTCTATTCTAGGTATCTATTAGAAAAAAAATTTTTAAAAGAAGAGACTGAGAATTAGAGTAGGCACTCACTAATTTTAAAATATCGAGTTCGCGGTCCCCAGAGACAGACTGACACACCCCCTTTGAAGGGGAGAGGGAGAGAGGGCATTTTATTTTTTGAGTAGGACCGAAGGGCCGAAGGGCTTTGGAATCAATCGCTTAGGTGGTTTTTGGCGGTCGATTCGAGTGCCTTTTAAGCCAAGAGCGCTTGACAGGCTGCGCCTGAGGGTGCGATAATGAATCATTATGGCGACACCCAGAAGGATTAGGACACTAAGATTAAAGATAGAATCTCTTCAAGAATTGATTGAGGAGAATAAGAATGCTGTGTTTAGTTCTATGAATGAGAGAGCAGCTGAGGCTCTTGATCTAAAGCTCTCGCGGCAGCTTAGAACAGCGCAGAAGGATTTAGCTCTCGCGGAGAAGATGCACGAATTACATCTTAAGCAAGAGAAAGAGCTAGAAGCTTATCGCATTAAGCTGGAGCTAAAGACTATTAATAAGCTCACAATCATAGATGCTGAGAGGGGAAAGATTAATGAGCTTACCGAAGGTTATGCCAACGCGAGAAGAGTTAAAAAAGAAGAGAAAACAGCGCAGAAACAAGAAGAGAATGCAGAAGCTTCGCTCAAAGAACTCGAAAGAACGAATCCTCTCATGGGCAAAGCGTACAGACTCATTCAAGTTGATCCCTCTCTTTCTTATGATGAGGCTTTGGCTCTAGTTACGAAGAAAGAGGAAGATCAAATCGCAGATGACAGCACCTTGCAGGAACTTATTCAACAGAATCAACAAGAGCTTAGAGAAGAGTCGAAGATTCAAGAACTCTCGATAAAAGCCATAGATGATGGCTTAGAGTTTTTGGATAGCGCCATAGCGCCACCAGAGAAGAGTTTTGCAGCGAAGCTGAAGGAAGAAGAGGAGAAAAGCGCATGAAAACAGTTCAGATCTATTGTGATAAAGAACGAGCACAATTAACTTGCATTGAACTATGTAAAAATGGAATCATAGATCATACGATTTATATCACATTGATTAATGATTCTATACTTCAGCAAATTAATGAATGGATTGGAGTACTTTAATACCAGAAAAGAGGAAAAACGCATGAAATATCAAGTTCGATTTATCTGGAAAGAAGATGCAGAGCACGAAGAGACAGTTGATGCAGAATATGTAATAGAAGC